CACCCGCACGCGCGGGCAGACGCGCACAGGCAGGCGCGCACGCGCAAGCGCGGGGCCATTTGCCCGGTTGGGCGTTTTGGGCATGACAAAAACAATCGGCTGGCGCGCCAGCTTGCACAGGTCGCATGTTGGCATGGGCGGTTTAAGCAAAGCGCAAACCAGAGGCACATCACGGGCGCGATTGCGTGACAATGTGACAATCCATGCGAACCTGGCGCGAACCTGGGTTTTCTTAGGCAAACGGTGATAATGCGATTTTACCAGCAATATCACAGGGTTAGAGCTAAAAAAACGGATTTAGGCGGTTTAAGCCATGCCGGAAAAGTCGCGCCAGATACGGGGCTGCACAGCGCGCCAGCGTCACAGCCTATACACATACATATTTTCTTATTGGGTATAGCCGCAACAAAACCCAAATAGCTTAAATCCCCTCCTAGCCTCTTGGATTCCCACGCAAAAAAGCCGTTTAGGATTCCGCCCTATCGCTGACAATCCCGCGCCAATCTTCGGCAATCCAGGCTAACATTACAAATTAGTAAGAATGCAGAAAAATGTGTTGCAGGGTTGGCCGGCGTTGATATGATGGGCGCATCAACTCAGCAACGAAGGGAAACGCAAATGCTCGAAGCGCACTACACCACCGGCAAGCAACCTACTCTGGCTTTCGCCGTCACCACCAACGGCCGCCGCGATTGGCTCGACACTGTCGCCGTTGCCGGCAAGCGCGAGGCGCGCAAGCTGGCGGTTGCCCGCGGCGCCACGCCTTGGAATTTCTAACTGCACCAGGGCCGGCGCAAGCCGGCCCACCATAAACGAAGGGAAACTAAAATGAAGCCGAACCGCAACAAGCCGAACGATTATCGCAACTGGACTCGCGCCGCGCTTGACGCCGCTATCATGTACGAAATTGAGAATTGCCGCTGCACGCAGCGCCTCAACCATTTGCTGGCCGCGCGCAACTACAAGGGAGCCTAAGTCATGACAACCACGCTCAAGCCCGGCGACACGGTGCGTATCATCAGCCGCCAGCGTACCGGCACCATTGACCGTATCAGCGACGGGATCGCTATCATCCGGCCAGACGATAACGTCTCACACTTCACCGCCGCTTTCGTCACTGATTTGGAGCCTACGCCATGATCAAAGATGCCCTCGCCATGCTGGCGCTTTTCGCTTGCCTCGTCGTGCTGGCGCTCATCTAAACGAAAGGAAACTATCATGAGCCAAGCCAACACAACCAACATGCTGCACTATCTCGTCACGGGAGACCGTCTCTGGAACGGCGTCATTGTGACGGCGCCGCTTGCGGCCGCCTACAATCGCCTGACAGACAAAATCGCCGCTTACGACCGGGCCGGGCGCAAGCCGCCGGAAAACATCCTGAACGGCCGCCACAATCTGTTGAACGGCCATTATAACTGGAACCACAAGTAAGGTCGAAACGCGCGCTCTGGCGCGCGTCACTGCCGGGCGGCTCCCGGCAGTCTGATGAGACAAGCCGATACAGGAGACGACACTATGACAACCACCATCACCGTAAACGCCGATATGCTGCGCGCCGCGCTCTTGTGCGCGTCCACTGAAGAAACACGCTATTATCTGAAGGGCGTGTTTGTGGATCCGGCCGGCAAGCTGGTTAGCACAGACGGCCGCCGCATGTTCGTCGGCACTATCGACCTTGCCGCCAGTGAGCATAACCCGGCGCCAGGATCATTCACCGAATGGATTATCTGCCGCGATGTGCTGAAACGCGCGTTGGCTGGCCACAAACTGCCCACAATCACGATCGCGCCTGAGCGCACCGGTGACATTGCCTGCAAGCCGATCGACGGTACGTTCCCCGATTGGCGCCGTGTTGTGCCGTCCGAAATCAGCGGCACCATTGCACAGTTTAATCCGGCATATGTGGCCGACATGGGCAAGATTGGCCTGTTGCTGCAAGGCAAGCCTAAGCGCGGCTATTCGAGCGGCACAGGCTTGACGGCGCACATCCACCACAATGGCGAGAGCGCCGCCGGCGTCACCTTCCCCGGCGTTGATGATGCCTATGCCGTCCTGATGCCTATCAGGGGCGCCTACCATGATGACGCTGCCCAATGGGCCACCGTCACCGCCTAACAACGCGCCAGGGCGGCCAGAGCGCCGCCCTGGCCCACACAGACAAGGAAAATACAATGCCCGCGCTTATCATCACGCAAGGTATCGAAACCCGTTATCTTGGGCCAACCAATAGCCGCCCTGGTCGCATAAAGGCGACGGCATGGGCCGGTAGCATCACCGTATCGTATGATCATGCGCTATCAATCGAGGGCAACCACCGCGCGGCTGCAATGGCCCTAGTCGCCGAGCTAGGTTGGCTCGACACGGCGCCGGCGGAAGCATGGGCAACCGGCGGCAACGCGCGCGGCAATGGGTATATCCACGTCAACACTCACCGCAATCTGTGGGAGAAATAAACCATGACAGCCAAACAGATAGCCGCGGACGCTATCGCCCGTTACGGCGCCGCAGAGGCCGCGCGCCTCTACCGCGAGTCCGAGGCCGCCCATTACAGCGAGGCGCAATGGTGCGACAGCGCCAGCGATGAGCGCCGCAAGCTGCAACTGGCCGAAAGCTATGGGCGCATTGCAGACTTGATCGAGCAACAGACAACCAACCAGGAGCAAGACCAATGAACGAGAAAACACCGATTGTATTTGGCCCGTCACCCGGACAGGCCGCCTATGCCGCATGGTGCGATGAGTTCGGCCACAAGGAAGATCCGTGGCAGGAATTGACCGTCACTACGCAGGAGGCATGGAATGAGATTGCGGAGCGTGTAGCGACCGACACCGTGATCTTGCCGGTGAACGGCTTTGAAGTGACCGTCCGGACGCGCAACGGCACGCTAACCTTTGCGTGGGTAGGTCAAGCGGATCATCAGATGCACAGTATGATGATGACAGCCATAAGCCGCGCGGCAACAGGGGAGGCTTGAACCATGAAATTGAACGACCGGAACTATCTTCGCACGCTGCCCACGCTGGCGCTGTTAGACGCTGCAAAGCATGATAGCGAATTGTCCCTTGTGCTGGCCGAACGGCTAACCGAGGCCCAGGCCGACATTGCCAAGCTCTGGCGGCAGTATGACGACTTGCAGGCCGCGCGCGATGACGCTGGCGCATAGCATGGCCGGGCTTTTGATCGCGCTGGCGCTGTTGGCGCTGGCCCTACTGATAGAGGATGACAGATAATGATGACGATTAACGAACTGTTGGCCGCTTGGCCTACCGACATTCCAATGAAGGGCAGTCTGATTGACGGCGAAGGGTGTATGTGCGCCCAGGGGCAAGTGTTGCATTATATCGGCGGCATGACGCCGGATGATCTGCGCCGCATTAAGCAGGTGGATGCTGATCGCCAGACGGCTGAACTGCTGGGGATCAGCACCGCTCATGCGGTGCTGTTGCGACAGGTTAATGACCGTATGCCGGGCGCGCCAACGTGTGTGCTGACCGAGCCGGAGAAGGTTCTAGGCGATCAGGCGCAACGAGTGCTGGCGTTCTGGCGGTACCTTGACCGCATGACTGCGGATGATTGGGCGAAAATGAACGCCGCAAGGGCCGCCGCATGGGACGCCGCATGGGACGCCGCATGGGACGCCGCAAGGGCCGCCGCAAGGGCCGCCGCAAGGGTTGCCGCATGGGACGCCGCAGGGGACGCCGCAGGGGACGCCGCATGGGCAACCCATGAAATACAAGGTGCGGCCATCATGCGGGAGCGTGGTCAGCCGTTCATTTTCCTGCCGATGTTCGGCTTTGCAACACCAGAGGATATTCACCCATGAACAGCACATCACCGCGCCAAGAGCGCGACATACTGCAAGACGCCGCTGCGGCGCTTGCAGAGCACGACAGGCTCCACAGCGCCACCCGCGCCTTGGACGCGCGCATTGAGGCCCTATGCCGCGAATATGGGGACGCCACCCGGCGATGGGGTTATGCACCGCACCATCTGCGCCAGACGTGCGCCGCGCAGGGGCTGCTGTCATGACCGCCCGCAAGGCTATCATCCATAACCGCGTGTTCTGGTGGCTGTATCCGGACGGGCGCCGGGAGCGCATATATGCGAACGAGCGCATCAGGGCGCACCTGTCCCAGGTCGCATCTGTAGAGGCGCGCATGGCCAAGGAGGAGGCGCCCAAGGGGCGCACCAACCACCCGCCACGCCCGCCAGGGACGGCGCCCACCTTGCCCGCAATCGGACACCCTCACGATAGTCTGACACTGGGGGAGCTTGCCCACATGTATGGCTGGGGGAGCGTGTACCGCTTCAGCGAGGCCCTACGCAAACACCGCCGGCCTATCTATGAACAGGCGCGGGCCAACGGCAACGCTAAGTCAGCCGCCAACCTAACGCCGCCGGTTGCAACAGACAGTTTGACGTGCCATACAACCCACCCAAACAAAGGAAACGACAATGCAACACAGTAGGATCGTGGGCGGATCGACCGCCAAGCGCGTGATCGCCTGCCCAGGCAGCGTGGCGCTGGTGGACAAGATGCCACCCAGCCCGAGCAGCAGCTACGCCAACGAAGGGACGCTGCTGCACGACACCATCGCGGACGTGCTGGACAAGAACAAGCCGCCAGAGTTCTATCTGGGGCGCACCCATGAGGGCATTACGCTGGATGAAGACCTGATCGAGCGCAAGCTGCGCCCGGCGCTGGCCGCGCTGGATGAGATCGACCCAGAGGGAAGGATGGAATATGCTGTCGAAAGCCGGGTGGGGTTTGGCGATTATCTGCCTGACGTTTTTGGTAGTACTGATTTTCTGGGCCGCATTGGTTGGCGCGCTGTTGTGCTGGATTGGAAGTTCGGCGATGGAATCCCTGTCGGCGCTGAAGAAAACGCCCAGCTGATGTTCTACGCCGCCGCCGCGATGCGGACGGACGCCACGAAGTGGGTGTTTGAAGGCGTGGAGGAGGTCGAACTGATCATCGTGCAGCCGCCCAGCGTCAAGCGGTGGGTGACCACGGTGGAGCGCATCAAAGCCTTCGAGGCTGACCTGAAGGCGGCTGTGACGCGCGCGTTGAAGCCTGACGCACCGCTGAAGGCTGGTGACCACTGCAAGTGGTGTACTGCCAAGCCTGTCTGCCCGGTGATGACCGGCGCCGTGGATCGCCTGCTGGCGACCAAGCTGGACGCCGTTCCGGCGGATCAGATCGCGCACTATCTGGATCAGGTGCCGCTGGTGGAAGACTTCATCGCTGGCTTGCAGGCGCTGGCCTTGCAGATGCTGACCGAGGGCAAGCCGGTGGGCGATTGGAAGTTGGTGTCGAAGCGCGCGACCCGCCAGTGGGCCGACGAGGACAAGGCTGTAGCGTTCCTGTCGAGCGCGGGCGTGGAAGCCTGGGCCGAACCGAAGGCCATCACGCCCGCGGTGGCCGACAAGGCGCTGAAGAAGATGAAGATCGAATTGCCGGCTGACCTGGTGGTCGCCGTCTCCAGTGGTAACACGTTAGCACCGGGGAATGACCCCCGGCCCGCAGTGTTGCAAATCGGCCACACGCTGAAAAAAGCGATGGCCAAAATCCAGTAAGGAAAGGGTACGACAATGAACGAAGTTACCAAGTTTGGCGGCGCTGGTCTGCCGTCTGTTAAGTCGCTGGCGTCCGCCCTGCGCTCCATCGAATCGTCGGCGGGTGCTGGCGGCATGGCCATCCTCAAGATGGACAAGACCGGCCATTGGGTCTTCGGTGCCGATCAGACCGAGGTCGAGGATGACAGCCTGTGGGCCGTCAATCCGTTCTCGTTTGTCCACGGCTACATCGCTTGGGGTGATGGCGAAGTGCTGGCTGAGAAGATGGTCAGCGTCTCTGAGCCGCTGCCGGAACTCGACCCCGCCCCCGGCGGTGCCAAGCGCGGCTGGGAAATGCAGATCGGCATGACGCTGGCCTGCACGAACGGCGAGGACGAGGGCCTTCAGGTGCGCTACAGCGTCACCAGCGTCGGCGGCAAGCGCGCCGTGCAGGGTCTGGCCGTGGCCATCGCTGAACAGGTCGATAAAGACCAGGACAAGCCCGTGCCGGTGGTGCGCCTCAAGAAGGAACACTATCAGCATAAGAGCTATGGCCGCATCTTCACGCCGGTGTTTGACATCGTGAAGTGGTCGGGCATGGACGCAGCCCCGGCGGAGGAAGACGCCGAGGCAGCGGAAGCCCCGGCTGAAGATGCACCGCGCCGCCGGCGCCGCGCGTAAACTGGGCAGCGAACGCCGGGGCGGATTGGGCCGCCCCGGCTAGTAGCGGATGAAGTGAGGCATCAAAATGACTAACGTACACTTTTCAAGCGCGACTGATTTGTGGGCCACGCCGCAAGACTTTTTTGACCGTTACAACGGTTTGTACGGTTTTCAATTAGACGTGTGCGCGTCTCCAGAAAACGCGAAATGCGCCAGATTCTTCACAAAAGAAGACGACGGGCTGGCGCAGGAATGGGCGGGTGTCTGTTGGATGAACCCACCTTATGGGCGCGGTATCAAACATTGGATGCGTAAGGCGTATCAAAGCAGCCTTGCGGGCGCTACTGTCGTTTGTCTTGTCCCGGCGCGCACAGATACGGCATGGTGGCATGACTACGCCGTGAAGGGCCAGATTGAATTTATTAGAGGTCGATTGAAGTTCGGCGGCGCTGTTAACTCCGCACCGTTTCCTTCAGCGGTGGTCGTATTTACCCCGCCGCTGGGGCGCTAACATGACCATCCTATGGCTCGATTTCGAGACGCGCAGCCGCTGTGATCTACCGGCCAAGGGCGTCTACAACTACGCGCAGGACGCCAGCACCGACGTGCTGTGCATGTCCTACGCCTTCGATGACGATGACGTGCGGACGTGGACGCCTGACCAGCCGTTCCCGGCTGACGTGCGCCACCACACCGGCCAGATCAGGGCGCACAACGCCGCGTTCGAGCGGCTGGTGTTCTGGTACGTCCTACAGATCGACTACGCGCTGGAGCAGTTCTACTGCACCGCAGCACAAGCCCGCGCCAACTGCGCGCCGGGCAGCCTAGAGGACGTGGGCCGGTTCGCTGGCGCGTCCATGAAAAAAGATCACCGCGGATCACAATTGATCAGGCTGCTGTCGATCCCGCAGGCGGATGGCACCTTCCGCGACGACCCCGGCCTGATGGCGGAGATGGTTGCCTACTGCGAACAGGACGTGCGCGCCATGCGGGCCATCGCCCAAGCCCAGCGTGAACTGTCCGCTGATGAGTTGCGCGACTACCACACCAACGAGCGGATCAACGACCGCGGCGTCCTGCTGGATCGCCCGCTGGCGCTGGCCGCCGTGGGCTACGCCGACGTGGAGTCCACCGACATCCAGCAGACGGTCGAGGAAGCCACCGGCGGCGAGATTACGTCCGTCCGCAGCCCCAAGATGCGGGCGTGGGTTTTGGATCGCGTCGGGCCCCAGGCGCTCAAACTGGCGACGGTTTACAAGGACGGCGAACCCAAGCTATCCATCGACAAGAACGTCCGCTTCAATCTGCTGGCGCTGGCCGAGGAGAACCCCGATGAAGTACCGCCCGTCGTCGCCGAAGTTATCCAATGTGCAGACGACCTTTGGGCGTCGTCAGTTGCAAAGTTTGCGCGCGCGGCTGCGATTGCAGATGATGAGGATAGCCGAGTTAGAGGAGCGTTCGTATTCGCTGGAGGTAGTGCTACAGGCCGCGCTTCATCAATGTCTTTACAAGTTCACAATTTCCCACGACGATGCGCCGACGACCCTGCATTAGTACGGCAGGCGATGGTGCGCGGCCACAAGATCGTGCCGCAGTTCGGACGCCGGATCACCGACGTGTTGAAGGGGATGCTGCGCCCCGCGCTGATGGCCCCTGAAGGCAAGCGGCTGGTGGTGGCCGATTGGGCTGCCATTGAGGCGCGGGTGACGCCCTGGGCGTCGAACACCAACAGCGGCGCAGAGAAGCTGGGCATCTTCGCGCGCGGTGAGGATGTGTACAAGCACAACGCCGCCGCGACCTTCCACGTCCGCTATGAGGATGTGGACAAGGACCAGCGCCAGATCGGCAAGGTGCAGGAGTTGGCCTGCGGTTTCGCCGGCGGCGTGGGTGCCTTCGCCAGCATGGGCCGCATCTACAACGTCATCCTGACCGAGAGCGACAGCCGCAAGATGGTGGATGGCTGGCGGCGGGCGAACCCGTGGTCGGTCAACTACTGGACGGGGCTGGAGCGGGCGTACACCGGCGCCATGCGCCACCCAGGTAAAGAGATCAGCGCCGGGCGCGTGACGTATATGTTTGACAAGCAGCATCTTTGGTATGCCCTGCCGTCAGGCCGTGTGCTATGCTACCCGTTCGCCCGCTTTGATGAGGAAGGCAACATCACCTACGCCAAAGCGGCGTGGAAGCCCGCCGCCGACGCAAAGGAATGGCCCCGCGCCCGCCTGTGGCGCGGTCTGGCCTGCGAAAACATTACACAGGCCATCGCCAACGATCTGCTGCGGCACGCGCTGCGGCGGTTGGAGGAAGAAGGGTTCGACGTAGTGCTGCACGTCCACGACGAAATCGTGCTGGAGACAGACGCCAGCACCGCCGAGGACGCCGCCGCCGCGCTGGTCAAGATCATGTGTACACCGCCGCTCTGGGCCGCCGGCCTGCCGCTGAACGCGGAAGTGGCTATCATGCAACGCTACGGAAAATAGGAGGACTGCGATGAGTGAGGATCGCATCAAATTCATCGAATACGTCAGCAAGTTGGCGTTCGAGACGGGCGAGACGGCGCTGCTGCTGAAGCAGAAGCCGACGCTGGTGAACGGCGAGATGATCTACCACGGCGATGGGGTGCCGAAGGCGACCTTCCCGTCGTTCCTGCCGGCCAAGGCTAACATTAAGCCGGGCGACGCATGGTACGTCAACACCGGCGCGTTCATCGTTGACCGCTTCGTGGATGGCAAGCCATCGGCCAAGTCCGAGAACGTCGAATATGTCCTGTTCATGATGCTGGACGACATCGGCACCAAGTCGAAGGAGCCGCCGCTGGCCCCGACGTGGATCATGGAAACGTCCGAAGGATCGTTCCAGTGGGGCTACGCCTTCAACGAGCAGCCGTCCAAGGCAGACTTCGCCGCGGCCATTACCGCCATCGCGGACGCGGGCTACACTGACCCAGGCGCAACCAACGCCGTCCGCAACTGCCGCATCCCCGGCAGCGTCAACCTGAAGCGGGGGCGGAACAACTTCGAAGCGCGGCTGGTCGAGTTCCACCCTGACCGTGAGTACACGCTGGACGACGTGTGTCAGGCGCTGGGCGTTGTGCCGCCGGAATCGGACACCGCCGAGATCCGAAGCATCAAGATACGCGACACCGGCCAAGACAACGTGCTGGCGTGGCTATCCGACAACAGCATGGTGCTGTCGCGGGTCAACAACGAGGGCTGGTGCGGCGTCGTCTGTCCTAACCATGCCGAACATACAGATGGTAGCATCGAGGGCCGCTACAAGCCGCTGGATCGCTCCTACTGCTGCTATCACGGCCACTGCCAGCACCTGACCAGCACGACGTTCCTGAAGTGGGTGTCGGAGAACGGCGGCCCGACCGTGACGCCGGGGCTGCGGGACGAACTGATCGCTGAACGGATGCGGCTGATGGCTGAGAAAATCTCGCCGACCGAAGCGTTCCCGGATCAGGCCGCCATTACCGTCAGGGAAGTCGAACGCAAGGAAGCCGGGCGGCTGACCAAGACCGAGTGGTTCGACCGCTTCGCCTATGTGCAGTCCGACGATAGCTACTTCGACATGGTGACGCGCCAGGAAGTGCCGCGTAACGTGTTCAACGCGCTGTTCCGCCATGTCGATTGCCGGTCGATCCACAACAGCAAGCGGCAAGTCGCCGCGTCGGTCTACTACGACGAACGCCGGCAGGAGTTTGGCGCGAAGGCGCTGACCGGCATCACCTACGCCGCCGGCGAGGACGTGCTGGTGGCGCGTGACGGGATGGTCTACGGCAACCGCTGGGTCAACGCCCGCCCCGACATGAGCGCCACGCTGTCAGTCAGTGACGCACAGATCACGCCGTGGCTGGATCACTGCCGCAGTCTGATCGAGGAGCCGTCCGAACTTGATCATATTCTGAACGTAATGGCCTATAAAGTTCAGAATCCGAACATCAAGATCAACCACGCGGTGCTGCACGGCGGCGACGAAGGCAGCGGTAAGGACACGATGTGGGCGCCGTTCCTGTGGGCCATCGGCGGCAAGCACCAGCACAACCGGTCGATCATTGAGACGGGCGAGATCAACAGCCAGTGGGGGTACAACCTGGAGGCTGAAGTCCTGATCCTGAACGAACTGCGCGAACCGGAGGCGAAGGAGCGCCGGGCGCTGGCCAACAAGCTCAAGCCGATCATCGCCGCGCCACCGGAAACGCTGTCGATTAACCGCAAGGGTCTGCACCCCTACGAGATGCTGAACCGGGTTCAGGTGGTGGCGTTTACGAACGACCCGCTGCCGATCACGCTGCCGACGCAGGATCGCCGATGGTTCTGCGTGTGGTCACGTGCGCCGCGGATGACCAAGCCAGAGGCCGACGCGCTGTGGGATTGGTACAAGGCCGGCGGCTACGAGAAGATCGCAGCTTGGCTGCATTTGCGCGATGTGTCGGCGTTCGGCGCTGCTGCTGCGCCACCAGTGACCGAGTGGAAGCTGAACATGGTCGAGCAGGGCATGAGTGTAGCCGAGAGCTACCTTGTGGACATGATGCGGCTGCGCGTCGGGCCGTTCTCGCTGGGCGTCATCGGCGGGCCGTTCCACAAGTTGTGCGACTTCTTGGTCGCCGACAGCAAGGTTCCGGCGGGCGTGAAGGTGCCGCAGGCGGCGCTGCTGCACGCGCTGAAGGAAGCCGGCTGGCTGGACTGCGGGCGGCTGGCGTCGTCTGACTTCACCACCAAGCGACATATCTTCGCAGCACCGGAGATTGCGCGGGCTTATTCAAAATCCGACCTTCGCCGGATGGTGGAAAACATTGATACTCCCCCCGGTAAGGTGATAGACATCGGTCAACGGCGCACCCCAAACCAGCGCAGTTGATTGTGAAACCCCCGGCGTGCCTCACTGCGCCGGGGGTTTCTTTTTGCTTGGCCCTTGCAACAGAATGTTTGCACCCATAGGATAACGCCATGACCGAGAAAGAGATCGAAGCGCACTTTGTGAAGCGCGTAAAGGCGCTGGGCGGGTACAGCTACAAGTTCCGCAGCGTGACGCAGCGGGGCGTGGCTGACCGCATCGCCTGCCTGCCGAACGGCCAGACGTGGTTCGTCGAACTGAAGAAGCCCGGCGGGCGGCTGTCACCACTGCAAGAGATATTCGCCGAAAACATGGCCGAGATGAACCAGAACTACGCATTGCTGTGGTCGAAAGAGGATGTGGACGGTTGGGAAAGGAAAATAAAATGACAGTATACTACAATGAGATAGACCCATACGCCGCGCAATGGCTCAGGAACCTGATCGCGGCAGGACACTTGGCGAAAGGTGAAGTTGATGAGCGCAGTATCACGGAAATTCAACCTGATGACCTTCTTGGTTTCGACCAGTGTCACTTCTTCGCGGGGATCGGCGTCTGGGGCCACGCCTTGCGCCGAGCCGGATGGGCCGACGACCGGCCCGTCTGGACGGGAAGTTGCCCTTGCCAGCCGTTCAGCGCCGCAGGCAAGCAAGAAGGCTTCGCTGACGAGCGTCATCTCTGGCCCACTTGGTTCAATCTCATCCGCCAGTGCCGCCCTGCAATCGTCCTTGGCGAACAAGTTGCAAGCGCGCTTGATTGGCTCGATCTTGTATCAACTGACATGGAAGACGCGGGCTACGCCTTTGGGGCGGCAGATTTGTGCGCTGCGGGCTTCGGCGGCGCGCACATCCGGCAGCGACTTTATTTCACGGGGGTGGCCGACACCTACAACACGCGACCACAAGGATGGGGCCGAATGTCTAAACGTGCCGGTGAATGCGTTGCTGGGGCGGGCGGTGTGGATGGCGGGCTGGCCGACGCCGAACACCATGACGGGCGGCCAATCCAGCAGGAGCGGCGACAGGAAGGGCGAACCGCTGATGGGCGGGATTGTGCGGGGGCTGGCGGAAATGGCCACGACCGGCCCCATGCGCCTATGCTCGGACGGGACGCTGCTGACTGGCTCTACTGCCGGGATGACAAGTGGAGGCCGGTTGAACCCGGCACATTCCCGTTGGCTGATGCGGCTACCAGCCGCGTGGGACGACTGCGCGCCTATGGAAACGGCCTCGACGCTGAAACGGCAACGCAGTTCGTAGCGGCTGTCATGGACTGCGCGCCATGAAACTGCGCCCCTACCAAGACGACGCCGCCGACTTCCTGTACGAACGCGACCGGGCGATGATCCTTGCGCCGGTGGGCGCTGGCAAGACCGCGATCACGCTGACAGCCATGCAGGCGATGCTGAACGACGGTCTGGTCAAGCGGTGGTTGGTGGTTGCGCCCAAGCGCGTCTGCACGGACGTGTGGCCGGTCGAGGCACCAAAGTGGTCGAGCATCACGCCGGCGCTGGCGGTCGGCACCCCGGCGCAGCGCAACGCTGCGTTGGCCAGCGCTGCGTCTGTGGTCGTCATCAACTACGACAACCTCGACAAACTGACCAGCTTGGCGGGCTTTGACGGCGTCGTGTTTGACGAACTGACGCGGCTGAAGAACCCCAGCGGCAAGCGGTTCAAAGCACTGGAGAAACTGCTGGAGCCGATCAAGGTGCGCTGGGGTCTGACCGGGTCGTTCACGTCGAACGGCCTTGAGGATGTGTTCGGCCAGTGCAAGATCATCGACCAGCCGCTGCTGGGCCGCGCCAAGGGCGCGTTCATGCAGCAGTACTTCATCTGCATCAACCGCGACTTCGGCCAGTGGACGCCGGCGCCCGGCGCGCTGGAACAGGTGATGGCGCGGATCAAGCCGGCGACGTTCGTGCTTGACCCAGGCGACTACAAGGACAAGCTGCCGCCGTGCCATGTCGTTGAGACGCGGGTCAACCTTGCGGATCGCGGGCCATACGAGAAGATGAAGCGCGACTACGTGGTCAAGTTCGGCGACGACCGCGTCATCGCCCAGAACGCCGCGTCGGTGACGACCAAGTTGCAACAGATGGCGTCCGGGTTCGTCTACAACCGCGAGGGGCCGCTGCCGGTGCATTGGTTCAGCACCCACAAGTTCGACCGGCTGGAGGAACTGCTGGACGAGAACCAGCGCGCCAACACCATCGTGGTGTACAACTACCAGGAAGAACTGGCCGAACTGCGCCGGCGTTTCCCGCACGCCCAGACCATCGAAGACAAGGATGTGATTGAGCGGTGGAACGAGGGCAAGGTTGAACTGCTGCTGATCCACCCGAAGTCCGCCGGCCACGGCCTGAACCTCCAGCACGGCGGCTGCCACATGGTGTTCGTGTCGCTGCCGTGGTCGCTGGAACTGTACGAGCAGACGGTCGGACGCCTGCACCGCGGCGGTCAGCCCCACGCGGTGTGGGTCTACGTGATGATTACCGAAAAAACAATTGACGAACGCATCTGGGCGGCCCTTCACGAAAAGCGTGCCGTGTCAGATATCGCGATGGAGGAACTGAAGAATGAACAAGGTTGATTGGCGGTCATTGGCCGCGACGCTCACGTCCATGTCAGAGGACGAGGTCAAGCGCCTGCTGGACGACGAGATGGCGACGCGCCGCCGCGTCGGGATCGTGCGCCGCCTGCACCAGCGGTACGCCATGCTGCGTAACGCGCGGGAGCGCGCCGAACTGATGGCGAGGCTGGGCGCATGACGGACGCAGTCAATCCGGACCACTACAAGGTCGGCGGCATCGAGACGATTGACTACCTCCAGGCCAAGCTATCGCCAGAGGAGTTTGCCGGCTACTGCCGCGGCAACGCGCTAAAATACGTCAGCAGATTGGGCCACAAGGACGCCCCGGTGCAGGAGATTAATAAGGCGATTTGGTATTTGCTGCGCTGGCGGGACAGTCTGGCGGCGTGCCACACAGACACGCCCACTTAGAATTGTGCGCCTCAATCTCCTTCACCGTCTCAGCGGTGTCGGTCCGGCTATCATAACCAATAGGTTTGGCGATGCGGCAATAGTCACCGACGAGCGCGGTCGAACCTGTCACGCAGCCGGTCAAGACGAGCGGGATCGTCAGCGTCCATAGCGGCTTCAGCCTTGGCAACATTCGCATCAAGCTGCTCCTGCGCGTCCTGACGCCCTTGCGCCTGCTGCTTGGCGTTTCCCCATTCGGTGAACACCCGGTCAAGCAACGACAGCAAGAGCGTCAGAAGTTTGATCACGCCTCCGGCTTTTCCATCAGGAACACGGCGGCAAGCCCGGCCAGACCGGCAACTGCTGCCGAGATGGCTTCCCACTGCACGTCCGTCAGGCCGAACGCCAGTGCGAGGCTGGCGACGCCGGCGTAGGTGCTAGGCTCTTTCAGCCGGCTGACAATCCAAGAAACAAACTTCATGTCACTCTCCTTTGGGGTATTGCTTCCACGGCAGTTCCCAATGTGGGCCGTCCTTGAAATTTTCCCAATCACCACCCCAGGTGATGGGGACATCTTCATGCTCCGCAGCGGCCTTCACGATCTTGGCCAAGCGGTCGTACAGCGGCCAATCCCACGACACGGTGCTGCCGATCATCGGCGCCAGATCAACGGCGTGGCCGGTCAGGTGCCGGGAGTTCAGCGTGCGGGTGGCGCCCTGCGCCATCAACTGCTTCTGCCGGGGCAGCGTCCGCAGCCCCTCCAGCACGGTGAAGTCTAGACTGGACATGGCGGCGGCGCGTCGAACAACGCGCACCAGATCGGGATGCACGTCCGCGAGGCGCGAGATAGACCGGGGGCCAAGGACAATGCTCATTGTGTAACGCCCATGATTTTTCCGTACCGGAAGGTATAATACCACAGAAGGTCAATCATAACCCAGCCTTTTTGCGCTTGTACGTCAGGAAGTCAGCGCCTTCCCGCACATTCTCAAACACGCTGATCTCCGGCGCGTACCCGTTGTGGGGTGTGATGACCGTGACCACTGACTGCCCGCTGCGCTGTTCTGCAAACTGGCCCTTGAGCGCGTAGTCGTCGGACTCCTTGTAGCCCTTGGCACGCACCAGCGTGTAGCGTCGCCCGCCAGCAAACTCGCCCTGGCCGGTGCCGAACGTGTGCCGGTGGAACGCGGCGTAGATGTCGGCGTGTTCGTCGATCATCGCCGCCCGCTTCAGGCCGTGTAACTCGTTGTACATCGAGTGGCCCTTGAAGTCGTGCCGCGCCCAGACGCGGGTGATGCCGCCGCACGGCGAGACCAGTTGCAGCTTGGCGTCCCAATCGCGCATCAGGATGCGTTCGGTGTTCATGCCGTCGAAGATTCTTTTGCCGTAGTTCCAAGTGTCGTGGTTGCCCAGAATCCACACCAGCCAGTTGACGCCCAGATGCTTCAGCGCCCACTCGACCAGTTCCCAGCCTTCTGACACCGTGGCGGATTGTTCGCCGTACAGGCGCTCCAACTTGCCCACCCAATTATTAATGCTATCCCCGCCGTTGGCGCCGTACAGCCCTTGGGTTTCAGCGCAGATGGTGGCGTCACGCTCGAAGCCGACCAAGTCGCAATATGGATCGTCAAGGTGCGGATCGCCGAACCAGCAGATGGCGTATGGCCCTTTGATCGGTATACGCACGGTCTGCCAGGCTTGCGCCTGCGCGTGTGCAATCCGCAGCGCGTTGCGCTTCTTCATCAGCGCCAACCGCTCTGCGAACGGCAGATCAAACGGCGGCAGTGGGTCTGCCTTGGGTGTGTCGAACGATAGAACAGCGGCTGTCCGCGCCACATGACGGCGGCAGGCGTTTTGCACAGCCGCCCGGCTCATCCCCAAGGCGAGGGCGGCCATGTTCTGGCTGCCATGCTCGACCGCAGCAGCCGCTATTTTAGCATCTTGTTCTGGGTTAACGTCGTACTGATTGACTGCCATAAGTCACCCTCAGAGCAGTCTTTCAGACCGCGGTGGTTAGCCGATCTTCGTTACGATAGTGACCAGCAGCATGATGATCGTACCAGCCACGCCCACGCCGATATTTTCCAAGCGTTTCAGCCGCGCGCTGATACCTTCATAGCGCAGAGCGCACACTTCCTCATGCGTGTTCAGCCGCGCTTCGGTCTGGTCGATGGTCGTCACGTCAGCGCCTCACTGATTATTAGCGTTGGTTGCGTTGCGCGCGGTCTTGCGCCATCACGTTCTGCTGCGCGACAGGCGACAGAACGTAGAAGCCTGGGCCGCCGGGCTTCACGCCGCTGGCGCTGACCAGCGCGCGGTTCGCTTGGGTACGCGACATCTTGTTCGCAACGCCTCGCGCGGTAGCGCCAGCAGCTTGCGTTGCCAGCAGCCCCATTGCGGATTCCGGTGAGTACGACGCGCCGATTCCCACGAAAGGCAACTGCCCACCAAATACGCGGGCGCTGGGGGCCAAGCGCCCCAACTGCGCCAACACATTCTGCGTGACCGTGCCGTTGGCGACCTTTTTAATCAGTTCCTGCGTTGGCTTGTCAAACTTCGACAGCTTGCGGTCGTTCTTGGCTATGCGGCCAAACTCGTCCCGCAACGCCCGCGAAAACGACTTCGTGCTGTCCGCTTGCTTTGATGTTCTGTTGGCGGCGTCAAAAGCGTTCTCCAGCGTCTCCGTCTGGTACGCCGTTGACCGGACGCCGCGGGCCTGCTTGAGAAACGCATCAGCAGCAGCAGCATCGCCCGACGTTGTCTGCGCCGGCGTCAGGTTACTCATAAAGTCGTCAATGACATCATCCAGCGCCTTGACCATACCGCGCTGTTCAGCGGTGCCGCTCTTGCCGCCCGCTTCGCTGTACGGAAGATCGCGGATTGAACGCCTGAACTTTTCCAGCATATCAAACGATATGGGTTTGCCGGCTTTTTTGGTGAACAGCCCCAACGCCTTGTTGACCAGCGCGTCGGTGTCTGGGTCGTATTTTAAGCTCTGCAATTTTGAAAGCGCAGCGGATTCCAGATCGGCCATCGCGGTCGGCGCGACGTTGACGTTTGCGGCTTCCATCTGTTTGTACAGATCAGTAGACTTTCCTTTAAGTTGGGCCGCAGGAATGGCTTTGGCCTTCGGCGTAGCTGCCTTGAACCCTGCACCGCCACCCGCCAGAGACAGACCCAGCAGCGCCGCCGGGTTCGTCACATCAAGGAAGTTCGACGCAATCGACGGTGCGCCCGCAGCGCCTGCACCCGCCGCAGCCTGACCGCGAATGTTCTGGCCCATAGCGCGCATGAAGTTCTTGGCTTGGGGTGATGTTGCTTTGCTGGCCAAAGTCTGGAAAGCTTTGGCTTGGCCGCCGCCCGACGCTGCACCGGACAGAACATCGCTAAACACCTGTTCGCCTGGCGTCTCCGGTGCGCGGGTTGCGCCGATGCTTTGGTATCCCTGCTGCATGGCTTCAGATGGCAGCGAGACGCGCTGGCCGCCAAACAGCGGCGCAGCAAGGTTGTAGGCGCTTGTGCCAAGATCACCGAGGCCCAAGGCCAGCACACCGCCCGCAGCACCTGGCACAGCGCCGACACCGGCGAAAGGCGCACCCGCCATCGCGCCCATGCCCGCGGCAGTCGCGTAGGGCAGCAGCGCGTTGGCGGCAACGCCGGCCACTTGCGTGGCTTTATCCATGCCCGTGCGCGAGGCTTTGGCGCGCGGCATCGCCTTTTCGACAACGCCCAGCCCAGCATACGGGTCTGCGTCCGCTTGGGCGCCTAGCCCTGCATAGGGGTCGTTTTGTTTCATGGCCGGATTAACTTCCTTCCGTCCGTGGTCATATAGACCGTGCCGCTTGGGCTAGAGCGCGCTTGTTCTGGCGTTAGAACTGGCACGGTAGGTGTCCGAGGGCCACCGCCGCCGGTGCCATACAGTTGCTCCAGCGTATCAAGCTGGCTGATGGCGCTTTCGTAACCCTGCGTCGGATCGGTCAGCGCGTCCAACGTCAGTTGCAATTCGACGTTCGAGTTCATTTCCTGCGCGGACATACCGGCAGCGGTTTTGATTGCCGTGGCCAGCAGTTTACGCGCGCCGGTAATTTCGTTCAGCGACTTGTTGGCCGTGGTGCCGAGCGCGCGCTGGGCTTCACGCCCCAGCGAGGTCGTGGACATATAATCAAACACGTTTGCAAATGCGCCGCGCTCCTCTGACGGAATTGATTTGGCTTTGTTCAGCGTTTCATACGCATTGCGAATTTTTTGCAGCAGCGTAGACACCTGACGTTTGGCCGGCAACTTCTTGGCCTGTTCTGCTTTAAGCTCCGCAGCCTTATTAGCCGTAGTGGTAGCCGACGCGACCGCAGCCGCTTCAATAGGCGTCGGACGCCCTGCCGCTGCTTCTGCGCGAACGCGATCAAGAGGCACGCTGGCCGACCCAGGCATCGGCGACACCATCGGCGGTTTACCGCGCGCTGCTTGGCCAGTGGCCACATATGCGTTCGGATCAAATTGCACTTGCTGCGCCACCGGCGCACCGCCCTCAGGGCGGTAGACGGCGCTTTGCATACCGCCCGGCGCGACCTTGATGTTGTTCTGCGCGAGGAACGCATCAACGCGAGGGGCGGCTTGCGGGCCGCCTAACTGGCGAAGCTGTTCGACAACGTCGGCGCTGATCTGGCCTGTCTGCTTTGCTTCGTTCAGCGACGCCAACAGCGCGGCCTGCGGGTCTGCGCCTTGATCCGGCGAGAACGCCGCAGGGCGGAACATACCGCCGGCTGCGGGCGCAGGCGCGGCAGCAGGCGCCGCCGGCGCTGTCGGCGTCATTGCGGGCGTGGAAGGAGGCGCTGCACCGCCGGGGGCCAATTTATATTCTGGAATTTCAAACGCGCCAGGTTTGTCAAAACCGCCGGTGCGCGTAACCATGAAAGTTCCGTCGTCTTTCTGAACGACTTGCGTTTCCAGCGGGCCGTAGGTCGCCTTGAAATTGTCGCCGACGCTACCAACCATTTTAAGCAATTCGTTGCGGTCAAATCTTTCCGGCGGCAAATTGGCTCGAAAAGCCTCCGCAAACGCCGGCGAGTCCTTTTCCATGTCACGCAGCAAAAGTTCGTACCCAGCGGCGTTCATGGTCTGGCCGGCGCGTTTGGTGTAAAGATCAATCTTTTTACCGTCGTTGTCGATCTGCGCCTGCGTGATGTCGCGCTGTTCTTTTGCCCGCGCAATCTCCAGCGTCTGCTGCTGCGCCGCCGCCTGACGTTCAGCAGCGCGCTGTTGCGACATCATGTTGATCAACTGCGCGCCCTGCTGGATCGCAGGCGCCAAGAAGTTGCCTTGCGGTGCGCGGGCCTGAAGGGCGATTGCTTGGTTAGCCATTGTCCGTCCTCAGTTAGACGCCGCCAAATGCGGGCATATACGTGCGGGGTACATTAAGCCCCGGCGCAGCGTAAGGTTGAATAACCGAACCAACATTGCCGCCGCCGCCACTATCACCACCGCCGCCCAGCGAGTTAAAATAGTTCATCTGCGCGTTCATCAGCGGGTACGACGCCGCTGCCTGACCGATGCTACCCAACGCCCCACTAAGCGCGTTAGCCTGACCGACGTAACCAGACGCGCGGGCCGCGCCGGCGTTCATGATGTTGCCCTGTTCGTTCTGGCTCGACTGACCGACATTACCCGTCATAACGTTGGTTGCTGACTGACCAGAACCCATCAACGACTGAAGCGGGTTCAGGCGCGCGTTGCGCTCTATCTGGTAGCGGTTGAAAGCGTTGCCGTACTCTTGGCTGGCCGATTCCTGCCCGAACCGCTGGATGCCCTTCAGCGTGGGGCCTGACTGCAATAAGCCACGGGCCGCCGCGCTGCGCTCCAGCGCCTTCATACCCTCCGCTTGGCGGAAGGCGTAGCCTGGGTCTTGCTGGAACTGCTCCATGCCAAACGGCTTGGCCAGACTGCCGTAGCCTTCCGCCGACGCATCACCGCCAATTCCCAGCAGCTTCATGATCTCGTCTTGGGCGGTCAGACCACCTTGGCGGAACGGTTCTTGCAGCCCGATCTGGCGCTCCAGCATCCGTTCGTTGGCGGCCTGTGCGTCACGCGCCGCCTGCTCCTGCGCGCGGGCAGCCTTCTTGGCACCACCGCCGGCGATTGCGCCGCTACCGAGCGCGGCGGCTCCTGCGATAAGGGCAGAGGCAACAGCCATTACACCAATCCTTTTATAAATGTGCGCTCCATCGGGCGGAAACCGGATCGAGCGTACATTTTTGCCATGCGTTCGACATTCACATCATGCAACGCTATCATAAATACCGCAACCGCGCCGTTTTCGACAGCCCAATTTTCAATGTGCTTGTACATACTCTGCGCCGCCCCGCTACCACGGGACTTCGGCGCCAGCCACCACCACATCTCCTGCACGACAGAACTGCCAGGGCTGAAGTACATGGGGTACAGCGCCGCCCCGGCGATGCCGACAGGCACGCCATCGACTTCCGCCAGCAGCACCAAGAAATTGTCTTTGTCGATCAAGTTCGTCAAGAACGCCGCGGTGCCGTCCGGGTCAAACGGAATGATGCCACTCGCCGGCATGTTGGCGTGGAACGCCGCCGCCATCTCGACGTAAGCCGGAAGGTCTTCCTCGACCATAGGGCGGACTACGGTAGCCATTAGCTAATCTCACGTCCTGACGCGCGGATGTTGATCGTCAGCGGCGCGGACGCCAGCGTCGAGATGAACCCGTTCGAGTTCAGGATGTGGCCGACCAGTTCCGGGAACGTGTAGGTTTCGGACGGCTGAAGCGTCTTGGTCTTCACGATCAGGTTCTGCGTGCCAGAGGTGTCGGCTGCCGTCACTAGGTTGACGCTGATCGACGCCGCAGCGGCGCCGTAGTTGGTGGCCGTGAACTTGTCGATGATCGTCGTCACGTTGGTCGCAGTGTACTGCGTGGACTGCGTGTCTTCGGCGACCTTGGCCGGGATCAGGGCTTTGGCGGTAACAGACATGGCCTATCCTTATACTGCTTCGGCGGCTAGTTCGATGTCCGCCGACGCCAAAATGGTGGTGGTGCCAACGCGCCGAATGCCGACATTGATCGTTGCGTACAGAAGGGTGGTGGTGCTGACCAACCAAGCACGCGTCGTTGACAGCGCCAGCCAAGTGTCGGTGGCCGAACTGCCGCCGCTCAACGACCCTGACACCAAGCTGGCGTACACTTCGTAGTTGGCCGCTTGGCCCGCGGGAACGCACCAAGCGTACAGCAGTGTGGCCCCGCCGCCGTTGACGATCTCAAACGCATTGCCGCTGCTGTTAAGCTGGTACTGCGCCGACGCGGTGCTACCAATGTTGATGCCCGTGATCGTTGCAGGGTTGACCGTGATGGTCACGGCAGACGCCGCCCCACCCGAATTACCCAGCAAGGATAGCACCGCGCCGCTCATCAGGTCAGCCCCGCGCCAGTGATGGCCCACACGGTCGTGTCCACCTTGACGCACGTTGCCAGGCCGTAGTTGGCCAGCGCTCGGGTGCCGGTGTTGGTCGTGCCAGCCTGCCGCAGCGTGTCGGTCGTGATGCCGATATTCTGGCTGCTGCCGCTGTTGTTGTAGATGACAACCGTCGCGCCAATCGGAAACGCCGCTGCGCTGTTGGCCGGGATCGTGATGCCACCGGTGGTGATCGAGATGTGCTTGCCGTTGTCGGTCAGCGCCAGTTGATAGGCCGCCGTCTGGGCGTTCTGCGGTGCGCCGCGGTAGCCGATGCTGGTCGCGCCAATCGTGCCAGCATCTACAAGCGCCACGTCCTGCCGCAGCGACACGATGTCAGCGTTGACCCCAGACGCTGCCGCACCCAAGGCGGTGCGGGCGGCGGCAGCCGTGGTTGATCCAGTGCCGCCGTTGACTACGGCAACGACGCCGGTGACGTTGGATGCAGTGCCAGTGGTGTTGCCGCTGAACGTCACGCCCGATCCAATGGTGCCGCCGGTGATAGCCACGGCGTTGGCGTTCTGAAACGCCAGCGACCCAATGGTGGTGATGTTGTCCACCGTCCAGATCAAAGCGTCAGCCGAATCCGTCAGCACAACCTTGTAGGAGGCGCCGGTGGCGTACCAGATGTTTGCCTCGCCGCGAGAGTCCAAGATCACCGGGTTGGTGTTTAACGCAATGCCGGCGCCGGTCGTGTAGGTCGCCAGCGGCGTGGTCGTGCCGGCGGCGTAGGTGTAGACCTTGCCGCCGACCAACGGCGCACCAGAGGCGTCCAGAAACTGCGCTTTGGGTGAGGGGGAAAGGACGGCCATTAGTAGCTCCCATCTGAGCTTATGTTGTTGGTCACGGTAAGCGCGACCGAAGGAACGGACGGGTAGAACCCAGAGGCGGCAAATGTCTGCAACTGAACACCCGTGCTGTCAGCCGCCCACATCAGTTCAAAATAATCGCCGGGGTTCATCTCTAGCAAAAAAGTCTTCGTAACGACAGCCGCAAAATCAAGAACCTTGGTTCGCACCTGGCTGGTGCTGGCGGTCACGTCCGTGCCGTTCTTGCGGAGCCACACCCACAGCAGTTGGTCTGTCAACGCGGTGGTGTTGACCTGAACGGAAAACTGGATGTTGTAGGTGGCCAGCGTGTCGGCGTAGACGCGCGACGTCGGCGTTCCCAACGTAATGCCTTCGCTTGTCCGCGTGGTGTTGAACGTCATTGCGTAGGCGGTGTTGATAGCTGCCGCCGTCTGCGTGGTGGTGTCGTAGAACGATCCGTAGCGGCGGCGCGGCAATTGCGGCGTGTATGGTGGCGACACGGACAGGTTTTGTATTTCGGTCTGCAAGACCGCCGCCAGCGACGTAGCATCAGCATCAGGGCCGATCTGCAAGTCTTGCAGCGTAAAGTCGTTCTGGCCGTTGCCGGTCAGTCGGAACAGGCTTTCAAAAAACCGAAACCACTCACGGCTGACCAACCCTGTGTTCGGGTCAACCATCGGCACACGCGGCGGCGTGATGTTGGTGATGTTGACGGCGTTAGGCATTGGTGCCGCTTATCATCAGTTCGGCATCGATGATGACCATCTTGACCGGGTCGGTGCCTGACAACTCATACACGCGGTCGCGCAATTTCATCGTCATGCCTAGGCGGCGCCAGATGGCGCGCTGGCCGTATTCGCCGATCCTGCCGATAGATCTCCAATGCTCGTTTGACCATGTGTGGCCGCCGTCGTCCGACCAGCGCAGCATGACCTCTGGATCAGCGCCCTGCACTGTCAGCGGCGCGACTTCAATGTAGTCGCCCGACTCCGTGATGAGGAAGTCGCCGACTGAACTAGCGGTGAAGGCGGCGTACGTCTGGTCGGTGAAGTCTAAATCAAGAGTCACTTCATTTTGCGGTAATGGCGCGTTGCTACTTTCGGTCAGCAGCAAACCAAAGAAAGGATCGGACGGGTCAAGGCCCGACAGACCCACACCAGACTCAAACATGATCTGGAGGCTGTGCTGCGCGGTGCGCTTTAGGTTGTTCTGGCCGGTCGGCAACGCCCGCCACGACCGCAGCCACTTCTGCGGCGTGCCGTTGTCGGCGTAAGTCGTCAGGTCGAAGGTGTAGATGTTGGCGTTCAGGTGATCGCCGATGACGATGTTGCCAAGGAAGTTGCACTGGTTGTTGCCGCGGTGACGCGAGAACACGCCTTGGTTGAAATAGGCCCGCTCATGCCAAGCCCCGGTGGCGACATCCAGCACCCACGTCGTGTTGCCAGAAGGGAAGTTCAAAACGTAGAAGGCGTGGCCGTCCTGCTGGTAGGTGTAAGCCACCGCGTCGGACATATTGCTGTACTGCTGAATTTGCCACTCGACCGCGTGCGTGGACACGCGCTGGCCGACGTAGCCGTTTGCCCGGTAGACGATACCCTGACCGCGCGCGTCAGCGCCCAGCCAGAACACGCCGTTGTCCACCTTGGCGATAGAGTAGGGCGCGACGCAGCCGATCTCGTTGAACGCGCCTTGGATGCGGGCCAGCGGAAAGTCTGCCGTGCCGGCGTTGTACCAGACTTCGGCGCTGTCCGTGCCGAACACCCACACTTCGCGGTGGTCAACGATCAGGCCGACGATGCCGTCTGGCGATCCTTCGGCGCTGACGAAATCCAGCGGGTCGATCTGCGTGCCATCCCGCAAGCTGGAGACGTACAGCCGCTGGCTGTTGGGCGGGTTGAACACGAAGTAGCCGTCGAGATACCCGACCGTCACCGCGCCGGGGAAGTCAGGGTCGGTGACTTGCACAAACGTGTTGGTTGATTCGGTGTAGACGAAGGCGTCTGGGTTGCACGCGAAGACGATCTGGTCGCCGTTGTCGGCGATGGACACCGGCCCGGTGCCATTGACTGTCCCAAGTAGCGTTGGCGTGCCGGTCAGCGAGGACAGTTTGTAGACCTCGTTGCCTGACACAACGTAGAAGTTTGCGCCTTGCGTCTGGTGCGCCCACAGCCCCCGGATCGGCCCGGTGCCAACGGTCTGCTGTAGCTTCAGCCCAGGCGCGCGGTTAAGGAACGCAGGCATCTGCCCACCCTCTGGCACAACCTCTGGAAAGAGGTTGACCATGCGCGCGTCCGCAGCGTTGATGCTGCGGGCGACATAGCTTGAGCCAAGGATGGGCGACTTCATCTTAGTTCGGCACTCTCAAGACGCGGAAGCCGGCGCCGCCGCTGTCTGCTGCGCCCAACGTGATTGCGCCGCCGTTGTAGGAGGACGTGGTCGGCATATTGAAATTGCCTGACCCAGCGATACGCAGGATGCGTAGATTGCCGCTACCGTCAATCGACAACGACCATTCGTTTGTGCCTGCTGCGTTAGACAGGCGCATATGGTTTTCAGCACCGTTAACGACATGAAGCGTGCTGGTGCCAAGCCGAGCTTCAGCGGCCACCGTGTTGGTTATATCTTCGCCCGCAGGCACGCCAATATAGCCAAAACGCGCTTGCAAACCGCGTGTGTCGCTCCACGCTGCTGACGCGCCGGTTTCAATTGTTGGCGGCGTGTAACCGTTGTCAAAGTCCAAAAGCAACAAACTGTTGTCAAGGCTTGGGTGGGTAAAGGTAGTAGTGCCACGGCAAATAATCGGCAACGCACCATTGGTAGTAAGGTTAACGATTGTGTTTGAACGTGCAACTTCTGACGCGCTTGCGTTGCTGCCGTTGAACACCACTGCGCTGCCGGTGCCGCCGCCGGCGCGAAAAGCGCGGGGGCGCACAAAATAGTTGTTGTCGCTGTTGTTAAACAGATAGGCAATGCCGTTGAGAAACGCGCAATCAAGTTGCTCAAACATATTCAACGAGGTGTTTGCCGTCGCGTCGCCGCCCAGCCGGATCAGGCCGCCGGTGCCACCTGTTACTTCAAAGTGACGGCTGCTCAAGTTGCGGAAATAACAGTTTTGCGTATCGCGCGCCTCACCCAGTGTGGCCACTACGCCGACATCAAGGCCAACCGTTGTCGGGTTGTCAAAATGCAGGTTTTCAAACGTGCCTTTGCGCCATGACAGCACTTGCAAGCCAATAGCCGCGCTATTGCCGCAAGCAATGTAAAGGCCAGTCGCGCCGCCTCCGCCGCACGCTTGGTTGGCAGCACCCACCGGGCTGGCAAACTGCAACACCGTGCCGCCGGCACTGCCCGCCCAAATCAACTTGGCCCGTGCGCCTGCACCCTGCGATCCCACGTCGTGCGAAGTGTCGCTGCCCGCACCTTGCAATGTGATGTTGGGGGCATCCACGACAATGGTTGATGTTACCGTAATGTCGCCGTTGATGAGGATGACCGTGGGGCGCCCGCTGACTTTGGCCGCTGTAATCGCAGCGGTCAGGTTCGTATAATCTGCTACGGAAATGGTTTCGAGCATTTTGGTTTGCGCGGTACGCAACACGGCGTTTGCGCCTGCCGGCTGAAAGCCAATGTTGTTGACCGCTGCGCGTTTGGTGACGCCGCTCTGCACGACCGGCATCTCCTCAGTGCCGGCCAGCGGAACTGTGGCTGCGGGAAGTTCGGAGATTTTGACGTTAGCCATCGTCAGTAGTTCCCTGCGAAGATGTTGAACCGCTGACGAGTTGCCACAAGGCTGTACGGCATGGACATGATGTCGTCAGGGTTGTTGATGCGCTTCAGGTTGCGCTTGCTGGTCATGGCAATCCGCTGCACTTGTGGGCTTGGTTCGACGCCAAACTCTGGGGCCATCTCGCAAGCCAGATTGTAGCGGAACGCCCGCAGATAGCCTGGCGGGAACGTCAGTTCGGTTGCCAGCAGCGCAGGCTTGGTCAGTTCCTCGACAGAGATGAAGTGCCACTCCAGCGCGCGCGTCGGGCGCGGGTAGATGTACATCTCGATGTCGGGGAACGCGTTGTTGACGAAGATCACTTGCGGGAACGTCGAGGTCACGGTCTTGACCGCGATCCCGTTGTACTGCTGCTGGTTGATGAATTTGATGCCGTAGCTGATGCCGGTGCTGGCGTCGAGGAAGTAGGTGCTGTCGTCCAGCAGCACGGGGCGGTTGCCGACGAAGTCGCCGGTTGGCCCCAGTGTGCGCGACAGCAGGCCCGCAGGCCATGTGAACACCTGATCCTGCGTGGCGTAAACCGCCAACCGCTCTGTCGACCAGCTATCCAGCATCTGGTTCATGGCAGCCAGCGCGTCTTGCGACGTTTCGGCTGACGGCGTTTCACCTTCGGCCAGGACACCCAGAAGCCGCAGTGACCCGTTGATGATGTCGCCGGCGCTGGTCATTGGTCAGTCTTCCTGCTTTGCGCGGGGGCGTCCGCGCCGCTTCGGTGCCGCCATCACGTTGACAAGTTCGTCCTCGTCGTCGTCCGTCATCACAGATGACGTAACCACATCATAGCGTTCCCAGCCGTCCATTGCATCCAAAATCGCTTCAGCGTCGGAGATTGCCACCTTTGCGCCGTGCGTCGGGTGAACCATGTAGATGACGGCCATAGAAAATCCTTAAAATGGGCGGCCCGAAGGCCGCCCACTTCGTTAGGCGCAGTGGATCAGCGCGAAGTTGACCACGATTGCTTCCGACAGCGTGCCGCCAGAAATGTTACGCAAGCTGATGCTGACCGAACCGGCTGCCAGTGCGTTTGCGAACACGTTGTACGAGCCAGGGGTAGCCTGACCGCCAGAGATCGTAAGGATAACGGTGTCGTTGGCCGAGATCAGGCTGTTGTTCAGCGTGAACGTGGCGTTGGTGGCCGTGGCCAACGAAGCGTTGTTCATCGTAATGCGGCCAGCCGACCGGTTCAACGTGACCGCCGTGCTTTTGTCCGTCAACTGCGTGACGGTGCCTTGCGCGGCGGCAGTGTAGCCAAACTGTTCGTCGGACAGCAAAAACTGCGCGCCGACGATGTCCTGATCGCTGAAGGCAACGCCGATGGGTTTGGTGTTAGCCATTGTCTTTCTCCTAAAAGGTAGCCCCGGCCCGAAGGCCGAGGCTGACCTCTATTACGCGACGCGGTACAGCGTCCACGCGCCCTCAGCGGACTTGCGGGCAAGCATGGCCGCGCCGGTCGTGACCGGGATGGTCATGGTCAGAGAACCCGACACAGTCCAGCCGGTGCCAGCGGCGATAACCGCAGTACCGGACGACGTGCCAAGGTTGACCACGCGGAACATGAAGGACGTGCCGACCTTTTCCGAGTTGGACAGAACAGCTTCCAGCGCCGCCACAGTCGGCAGCGTGTAGGTCTGCGTAGCGGTGACGCCGCTGTTGGCCAAGATCACGCCGTTCAGCACCTGAGCCGGGGTGAGCGTAGCAGCCGCCGTGATGGAGATCGGAAGCGGGATCGCGTCGATAAGCGGTTCGTTCAGGTTGCCATCGCCGACCTGATAACCACCGCCGCCATTGGGGAGAGCCATTGTATAATCCTTTCAAAGAAGTTGGCCCCCGGCGAACCGGGGGCCGGTTTCTGGTTAGCCCCAGATGCGGCAAGCCATCTGCGGACGGATCGTGCTGAAGCCGTACAGAACGTCGATACGGCAAGGCATACGGTCGTTGTTGATGTCGTACTGACGAACGATACGCAGGCTGATGCCGTTATGCACCTGACGCGACGCCATATCGACACCCTGCGGCAGCAGAAGGTCGGCGGTGGCGAAGGTAATGGCGTCCTTGTGGTACACCAGGTTCTGCGCGTACTGAGTGCTGGCGGCGCCCACGAACACGATAGCCTGCGAAGTGGCCGGCAGCGAGTTCACAGTGGCCAGCGCGTTGGTAGCCGAGTAGATCGGCGCAACGGTGATGTTGCCAGCGCCCGAACCGTCCAATGTGACGTTGGCCAGTGCGACGAACTGGAACAGCGAACCGGTGCTTTCACGGGTCTGCGGGTTCACAGCAAAGCAACCGTTCACGGTGAACACGTCACCAGCACGGACGGTAGCCGCTGCACCAGCGCCGGTGATGGCGATGGTGGTGGCGCCTTCAGCCGTAACAGCCGCCGAGGTCGTGCCGCCGGTGGCGGTACGCGAACCAGTGGTGTGCTGCTTGATCGACTGCGACATGTTGATTTCTTCGAAACCAAGCACGCCGGTGCCCATCATGCCGTTCTTGAACTGCTTGCTGATGGTGTCGGTCGGGTTGAACAGGCCCTTCATGCCTTCAACCAGGCCAGCGTTGGCAGCCGGGTTGACGGTCGCGTAGCGCGGCGACATCACGGCGGCGTTTTCGTTCAGCTTCTGCTGGGCCTGAAGCAGAACCAGCGAAGTGGACGGGGTGGTGCCGGGGGTGCCGACCGTGTTGCCGATGGTGGCGTAGGCGTTGGCCACGTCAGCGTCAATGCTGGAGGCAAGCTGCGAGATACGCGGCTTCAGCACGCGTTCTGCAAAGTCGTCCAACTGCATGGTCAGTTCGGCGGTCGTGAAGTTCACGCCGATGTGCTTCTGGTTGGCAACGGTCAGCGTGGTGAACTGTTCGTTGTCATCCTGCACCTGAAGGGCAGCGCCGTCAGTGACCAGCGCGCGGTCGGGCAGACGGATACGCAGAGTCGAACCGATCTTGGCACCTTCAACAGCGAAGCTGTCGTCGTACTGACGGTTGACGTTGCGGGTGAGCACGAGGTTGTTCTCGAGGATTTCGAGAGCCTTCCGCGTGATCATGTCGATAGTAAGAATCGAGTTAGCCATGGTGGTAGTCCCAAATTAACGGTTGCGTTGTGCCTCGTACTTCTTGATCTGCCGCATCCGTTCCGCTTCGATCCATTCCGACGTACTCATCGACTTTGTCGAACGAGGGTCAGTGGTGTCAAACGCGGGCGCGCTGGAAGCGCGGGCTGTGACAGGTGCAATCGGTGCCGGGGCGGTTGAAGTCTTTCTAACCGGCGGGCTTGAGGCCATGCCGGCTTCAAGTTTTCCGATCTCTTTTGCCTGCAAGATGGGCGGCAGCCGGGCAATGCGATCTGCTTCCTTCGGGTTGGAACCGAGCCAATACAGGACATCGGGGCCAATGTCGGACGCCTGGATGCTTTGCGCCATTGTCTCCGTGACGGACAGGTTGGGGTTGTAGGCGACTTGTTCAAAGTCGTCGTACCGATCCCGCGCTGATTCCTCACGGTCGTGGTAGCCTTCGAGCAATGCCTGCTGCTGCTTGGCGGTTTCCCGCCTTGCCAACAATTCCTCCGCTTTACGTTCGGCCAGAGCCTCTGCGTAATCTTCGTAGGTGTTGAACTGGTCGGCGGTCAGATCAGAAGGCGATGCTGCTGCTTTCTGCGCTTGGGCCATTTCCAGTCGCTGGGCTTGCTCACGCTCCCACTTACGCTGTTCCCTTGCAAGCCGCTTGCCGACGATTGCGTCCAATTCCTCCTGGGAGAAGGTCTTGGATGCTTCCTGTTCGACAGGCGTTTCCGGCGTCGTGTTTTCTGCGGGCTGGATTGCTGCCGTGGCTTCCAGTTCCGGCGCGGAGGCATCCGCTTCAGTTGGGACATTCTCGTCCATGTATAACCCCTATGGAGTTCCCGGTGAACCTCGCCGGTACGGTTACTGTGTAATCTACACTATACAGTATCTGTGTGCAACGTCATGCCCAGACGCGGTGCGGGGTCGCTGGCTGAACGCTGATCGGCGCCAACGCAGCAAGCTGCTTGTCGGTAAAGTCGCCGCGGAGGTTGGTGTGCCAGCCAGGGTATTCCACAACGGTGGGGATAGGCTCACCGGACTTGTCCTTGGCTTTGCTGTAGCCCGTCACGCGGCTGAATGACCCGATGTGGTCGAGCGAGACGCCCGCGACCGGAAAGCCTTCTTCGTCAGTGACGCCCGCAGCGATCAGCGCAACAAGCATTTCTGCGTCGGTAGCGGTCATGAGATAGAGGTCGGTCATACGGTGAGTGCCTGTAGCTGTGCGTTGGTCAAACGAGTGGGGTAGTAGGTGACGTTGCGGAGGCGACCGTTCAGATAGGTCTGGCCCTGTGCAAACCCTATATCTGCCTGTGTAACTGTCGGAAGCGTTCCGCTAGTGTCGGCGGTTCCAAGAGTCCCATTGTTTGCGCCGATAAAATCGTTCACTCTATATGCAAGGGCGCTTATGTTTACACCGGAAGACGCCGTAATTTGGTCAACGTACTGCGTAACGCCGCCGTCAGCCACAATAAATCCTGCGGCATTTGAAGCGGATACGCGGCGAATCTGAATACGCTCGTTTGCGCTTCCGTCCGTTACGCCAAATACGCCAAGAATGGTGGGGTTTACTGCGTCGGTCGTTGACCAACTTGCAATGATTGTTCCCTCGTTAGCATTGTACCACGGGGAAAAGGCCGCTCCCGTGATCGCTGCATTGTCAGGCGCGCGCGTAACCGTGGAAGCCACGGTCGGGATGTAGCTGGTGGCAAATGCGCCAACTTCAAGTTGCGCGCCCCAGAGGAACAGGCCGGAGACGCCGTCGCCGGTAAAAGACGATGCGCTATTTTGATCGCCAGGCAACACAAACACATCAAAAATAATAGACGCGGCTGTCGCGCCTGCGTTTCCACTGACGGTCAGCCGCCACCAACCGTTTCCGACGCTCGTAGCCGAGGCGCTCGTAAAGGTTCCCGCGCCAGCAACAGACCCCCCATTGCTGCCGGTAGATGTATCTAAGCTACCCTGAAAGCCGTTAGCCGGAATGGCGGCATCCAAACACCTCATCCTGATCGACCGATACCCATCAGCCTTGACGTAGATGCTGACCGTTATCGAAGCGCCCGTCGAAATGGATATCGTTTGACGGGCGTAATGCTCCCCGGCAACCGCTGTGGGGGTTATCTTATCTGCATTCGCTGTGCCATCAGGCGAAGTCGTTGCGTCCGCAGTGATCGTTGATAGCGCCTTACCCCAAGCCGCGTTATCAAATTGATCGCTGTACAACGCCAAGTTGACCCGTTGCTCCTCGATCAGAAAGCCCAGTGGGGCCAGCGTGGTGGGGCTAAAGTCAAAGCGCGGGGCGTTGATTGCCGCAGACTGAATCAGCCCATTGCTGCCCACGAACGTAGCCGTAGTGGATCGGGTAAACGTGATCAGATCAGCAAAGGCGTAGTTGGTCAAAGGCATGAGTTAGCTCCAAGCCCAGAAGTTCGGAAAGCCTTGCCCGGCTGGATCGGCGGTGTAGGCGCTATATGTCTGGCCGGTGAAGTCTAGATTGAGCGTTGATCCATACGGCACGTTGCCACCCACGAAATCCAGGATAAGGGTAGGCCCGTCGCGGCGCCCACGCCCGCCGCCAGCCCCGGCCCCTGACGTAAGGGTAGCCGTGGTGACTATGTTTACGGACAAGCCGTTGCGGACGGGGATGCCAAAGCTCATCGAATGTTGATCGGCTTGGCGTAGACAGTGCCGGATACGCCGATTTGCAGCGCGCTGACGCGCCACACACCGCCAGTTCCTTGCGGGACGGTGAAGGGAACCGGGGTAAACGCCGGGATTGGTGTGGCTGCGGACGTGGCCGTCGCGCCTTCACCTACCATGATGTAGGCGTCAGTCGTAGACCACACCAGCACGCCTTGCGGGCCAGCGTTCCAGCCGGTCGTAGACCCTGCCGTGCCGGTATACGCAGCGTTCTGCGTAGGAAACCCGGCATCATTCAAAGGGCGAAGCAGTTCCATATCCGTTCCTTACGCCAGAAATTTGAGCTTATACAACGAGGTGTAATACAGCCCGAAAATTTCGTCGATAATGTTTTGGAGCGGGGTACACTCCTTATCGACGACCTTATAGCGCATTTGCTCAAGGTCTTCTAGCTGCCCTTCAAGGAACTCAACCACGTTGTTGGTCTTTTTGGCCGACATCAGCGAGATCGGCCCGATCAGGCCGTACTTGCCTTGGTAGGCTTCGGCAAACTTGTCTGCCAGGTCGATGATGCCGTCGTAAAACTCGTTCAGCGCAACGTGCTTGGCATAGCTGCGCGTGTTCAGGTGGGCGGAATGGGTCACATCCCGCGCCAGAAACAGCATCCCTACAAAGTCCGCGCACTTCATTCCATCATTCCTTCAGGCGGCATTTCGGGCTGCATCTCGGGCATTTCCGGCTGCATCTCTGGCTGTTCCATGTTGGGCATCTCGCGCATCTGCGGCGCCCCGCCGATCAAGTCGCCGGTGTCCAGCGCCGCGGCGATTGTACCCATCACGATGTCCTGAATCTGCTCTGGCGTCATGCTCTGTTGCACGGCGCTGATCCGCTTCGTCTCGGCGTCGTAGGCGTCCACCTGAGCCTTGTATTCCTTGATGTCCACCTCGCGCTGGGCAACGCTGTCCTGCACGTTGGCGATGATGTCGGTCATGCGGTTCAGTTCTTGCGTCATGGCTTCCATCTGCTGTTGGGCTGCCATCATCTCAGGCGACTGATCGCCTTCCGCCAAAACCTTCGGATCAAGAATCTTCTTAAACCGCGCCGCCATCTCCTGCGCGCCCGGCCAATCCATGTTCTTGATGAACAGATCGCCGGCCACAGTCCAAAGCTGCGGGTTGGATTGCAGAATCATCGACATGGCGTCCAAGGCTTCCTGACGCTTGGTCATGTAGCCTGGGCCGGTCGTAACCATCACGTCGTAGGTGCCGATGCTGGGGTTGTAGACCTTCTCGATCATCGCGCCCATCTGGTCGCGGATTTCCTTGACCGGTTCCGGCTGCGACGGGTTGAACTTGACCATGCTGACTTCGCCGTCAACGCCGATGATGCGGGCGATGCGCTGCGTGTCGTAAATCTTCGGGATCATGTCCACAATCTGCCGGGTGATGTGGCGGATCGCGCGGGCCAGATTGTCCACGTAGTGGTACGTGCCAACGTCGCCCTGCTTCTCGCGGGCGAGGATGGCCTTACCAGAGCGTTCGTTACCCTGCATCCCAAGGCTGGCGTCGTACTGGCCGGTGGTTCCCTTGATGTCGTCAGCAGCCCCCATCTTGGCTTGGATCAAGCCGGTCTGGGGCAACGGAGGCGGCGCGCGCTGGGGCAGGGGGAGGACAGCCCCGGCACCGTCCGTCACGTCGGGATTGACCTCCAGATACGGCCAATTGGTCGTATTGGCAGTCTTCCACTGCATCTCGTAGCCTTCGAACTGGCCGCCATAGCCAATGAAGGGTGCCTTGGGTGCCAACGCCAGCATCTCTGCTTCTTGGCTCGTCCAGTAGTTGTACATCCGCTGGGCGTCCTTGGCGTTCCGCACAAGGCCGCTGATGTACATCTGGCCTTCAACTTCCCACTCGTTGCCGATGACGCGCACGACCGGAATCCACTTGCCGGCCCACTCGCGCTCTTGCAGCACGTCGTAGCCGTTGGTCTTCATCCACATGACCTTCTTGCGGTCAACTTCGCGGCTGCGGATTGGCTTGCCAAACATGGCCATAAGCTGCTTGTCCTGCGGCGTGCCGCGGTAGGCAGTCTGGTTGTCCGGGTACAGGTGCAGCGTGGCTTTTTCGTATTTGTTGTAGAAATACTCCGCAATGCGGATCGTGTCTTCCTGAAGCCACGCCGAAAGGCCCTGATCGCCCACACCCTGGCTGTACAGCGTGCTGATCGGCGTTGCGTCCGGGAACTCCCGTTCGTATTCTTCTTTGAGGATGTCCTCGGTGATGAAGCACCACTCAGCGTCGGCGCCGCACGGGTCTTGGATCGTCGGGTCCATGTAGACGCTGAACGAGTTGCGGACGCGCCCGATGCGGATGTCCTGATCGAACGTCTCGTCGTTGCAGTATTCCGTCAGCAGGCGGATGTAGCCCTCGCCGTAGGTCACCTGGTTGTCGCAGGCGGTGTCGTAAGCCACGTCAGCGTCGGACATATACTCGATGTGCCGCACCACGCCGTTAAAAATCTCAGCGACCTGTACGTCGGCGTTGTCGTCCGCGGGGATAACCTTGCCGCTGGGCCGGTTCTGGCGCTGCTCGTTGGTCACCTGACGGACGTGCTGCGGCAGCTTGTTGATGGTCAGGCACGGACGCGCGTTGATGGTCTGGCCCTGCACACTGCCGCGGGTGGCCAGCACGTCGGCGGGCCACTGCCACTGGTTGTCAGGGCTGCCGGCCATGAACCGCAGATCATCCAGTTCATCCTCGCGGCTGTCTGAGTACGCCGACTGCGCCATCTTCAGGCGGTGGCGCATGGTCGCCATCTTGTCTTCGTCGCGCGCAGGCACCTTCTCAGGGTTTGACCCCACGTTGGCGACTTTACCCGCCGCTACCATGCCTGTGGGGTCGGCCATATGCTTACTTTGACTTCTTCATAGGGGTTTCACGCATCCGCGTGGTGATGCTGATGATGTCTTTGCCGCCCGGCATGGGCTTACGCGCCAGCGGGATCGCGTCCATTTCGGCCTTCGGCTTGGGCATTTTCAGGCCCATCGGCATCTTGGCGGGGGTCATGCGGCGCATTATTTGCCCTTTTTCGCTGTTTTGGCGCTATTTTTGAAGTCTTTGGCTGTTGGGGCCCCCTTGTCGCCCGCTTTACGCATTTTTTCGCCAGAACCAGCGGCAATCCGCTCCTTCTTGGCGTTGATGTTCGCATACAGACCTGGCTTCTTCATGAGCATTTCCACCGTTTGAGGCTGGCTTTGGCGCGTTCGCCGTCCTTAGCCTTAGCTGCTACCGCGCCCATACGCGCACAAAAACTGGCCTTACGCCCTGCATCCGCCTTCGTCTTGGGGTTGGGCGCCGGCGGCTTCAGGTTCGACCCGGTCTCGCGGTTGTACTTCTCGCGGCCCTTGGCCGTCAGTCCCGCACCCTTGGACGCGGGCAGTTTTTCCCCACGACCCACGGCCAGCGAAACAGACTTTTTCCTGTCGGCCATTGCGTTAACTGCCCATCCAAGAATTGGCAACTCCGCCGGGAGAATATCCGCCGCTGCGTTTCTTGTCAACGCGCCCTTCTCTGTGCGCCACTGGGAACGCGAATGTCACCGCGATGGCGTCGGCAGCGTCGGGCGACGCCAGCCCGCGGGCCTTCATATCCTTCTTCGACTCAAGGAACAGCGTCCCTTTGCTGTCCGGCTTCGTCTTCGGCCCGATCAGGTCGGACTTCAGAAAGCGGTCGTTTGGCACGCTGGCTGTCTTGAGCCACTCGCGCATGGCACCCCACATCTCGGCGCGCTTGTTGCCGTACATGAGTTGCTTCTGCGCCTTGTTGCCGAAGTTGACGCCGCGCACCTTGTACCGTTGCTCCTTCAGCCGATCCACGACGCCTGCGCCCAGGCCGCCTTCGTCGATCACGGTCAGCGCCGGCTTGTACTCCTCTATGGCCTCAATGACGTGGCCGACCACCTCCATCGTGTCAGCGCCGCGCAGCCGCTTGATGGTGACCAGATCGCGTCCCTGCCTCACCGCGATGACGGTAGCGTCCGATCCAAACCGTGCCGGGTCAACTCCAATGGTGATCGGTGCCGACTCGTCCTTCAGCCTAGGCCGCTTCATGGCGTCGTCTACCAGATTGACCGGGATGAACTGGTCGTCGCCTTCCGATGGGAACTGACCGTAGACCTCGACGTTGGCCTGGTAGCTGTCGGCGCCATACTCATCGATGATGCGCTGGTACAGGTTCTTGTCGGTTCCCTCGACCTCGCGCGCGTCGATGTTGCGTGTGCGCCAGAACGCCCGCTTGCTGTTGAACGTCTCGTAAAAGTAGCCAGTGTTGCGCCGTGGGTTGGAGAACGCAACGTGAAAGCGGTGCGGCGTGTTTTCCGTGAAGAAGCCGTCGCTGACTGACCAGATGCTGTCGGGGATACCGCTGGCCTCATCGAAGATCAGCATCACGCCGTCCCAGTTGTGAACCCCGGCGTAGGCGTCCGGGTTCTCCTCCGACCACAGCCGGCCCTCGACGGCCCAGTAGCGTGTGCCTTTCTTCAGGTCGCGCTCGACCAGTTCCGTGATCCACTTGGCTGGCATGATGCGTGTGGCGGCGATCTCAAACCAGTGGCTGTTCATGGCCATCGCCAGCCACTTGGTAATCTCGGCCCATGTCACCGACCGTAGCTGCGCCTCGCTGTTGGCCGACACGATGGTCGTGCTGCCGATGCGCGTGGACAGCATCCAATGCACCAGCCAACTGACCAGCGCCGACTTGCCAATCCCGCGGCCTGATGCCACCGCCTTGCGGAAGGTGTCGTAGTCCACCTTGCCGCCGTTGTCCTTGATGTGGTCGCGGATGTCGGCCAGCACCGCACGCTGCCATTTGCGTGGCCCTTGAAAGTTTTCCAGCGGCGTACCCGGCTCACCCCACGGGTAGGTCAGCAGCACGAACGCCAGCGGGTCATCCTTGATACTCGGCGACCACAGCCGGCTCATCAGAGCCATCTCGTCCTGCGCTGAGTAGATTGGCTGCTGCACGGTTGTTGTCCTCTATGCGGGGCAGTTCGGTGTACAGCCCCTCTATGACGCGGCTTTGCGCCTTTTCCAGCGCCGCGGTGATGCTGATCTGCTGGTCGATGTTCACGTCAATCTGCTGCTTGGCCACCCAGCCGTGGTTGTGCTTGAGGATGTCCAGCGCGGCTCTGGCGTCGCCTGACGCCGCGGCGTTGTACATCGTCCTGGCGGCGGACAGTTCGCCGTCAGCGCGGCCCTTCATCTCGGCGATCTCGACCAGCGCATCAAACTCAGCCAAACGCCGGAACTGCGCGGGGGTCAGGCCAGCGGCCAACGCAAGACTGTCGCCTTTCAGGCCATAACGCGCGGCTTCATAGATCGCCTCCAAGCGCGCTTCGGTGGCTTCTGGGCGTTCGGGTGCGAACGGCAGGGAATAGAAGGTCATGATGCCATAATAGATGACGCGGGGTGCGCGGGCAAGGCTGCACTAAACTGTGTTGCCATTCTATAAAAAAAATTTTTAAAAAATTGTTTGCGGATGACCAGAAAATAAAAAATTGTTTGCGGACGGTGCCCGTGACAGTCACGCGCGCGCCGGGGGGGGGGGGGGGGGGGGGGGGGGCGGGCGGGGGGGGGGGGGGGGGGGGGGGGGGGGGC